CCTTCACAGCATATACATTATTCTAAATCTGATTTAGATTACACATTAGATGTCACACAGATATTCGACAACTTATACAATGAGGCTGAGTGATGAACTATACAGAACTTACAGCGGCAATAAAGAATTATACAGAAAATGAAGAGACAACATTTGTTTCTTTGATTCCAACATTTGTACAGCAAGCTGAACAGCGCATATTCAGAACTGTAACTATACCTGAGGTAAGAGCCAACAGCACTGGAAGCTTAACTCAAGGAAATCAATATCTGCAAAGACCGTCAGACTTCTTGGCTGTTGCATCCATTGCTATAGTTGATCCAACCACATCTGAATATACTTATTTATTAGATAAAGACGTTAACTTTATAAGAGAAGGCTTCCCAGTAGCGGCAACGCAGGGAAAACCTTTGTATTACGCTCAGTTCGATGGTGATGCTATAGCTGCTGGCACTCATGGTCACTTCATTGTTGGACCAACCCCTAATGCTAATTACGTTGTGGAACTTCATTACTACTACGAGCCTCCATCTATAGTATCTACGGGAACGTCTTGGTTGGGAGACAACGCTGATACAGTACTTTTGTACGGGTCTCTCTTGGAGGCTTATACGTTTATGAAGGGTGAGCCAGACATAATGGCAGACTACAAGGAGGGGTATCAGTCTGCGCTCCAGCAGTTGTCAGTTATTGACGCCTTTAGTAAGAAGGATAGCTACAGGGATGGAGAGCCTAGATGAACAATATGCCATTTAATATGTCTGTGGGTAGCATTGAGGTTAGGACCACCAACAATCGTGGGTTCACACCTGAAGAGGTTGCTGAGAGGTGTACTGACAAGCTGCTACACGTTTCTGAACAAGCCCCTCCCGTAATAAGAGATCAAGCAGTAGCCTACAAACAGCAGATGACGGGCGTTATAGCTTCTTACATGAAACAGGCTATTCAAAGTGACAGAACTACTGTATATAACGCAATCAAAGACGCTGGGCACCTAAAACTGGCAGAATATATAAGGAATATGTAAATGGCATTTTCAGGAAACTACATGTGTACTTCGTTTAAAACCGAACTGCTTAAAGGCGTACACAACTTCACAGCAGCATCTAATGTGTTTAAGCTGGCTTTGTATACAAATAGTGCCAGTTTTAATGCTGATACTACTGGCTATACTGCTACCAACGAAATTAACGGCACAAACTACACTGCTGGCGGTAATCCTATAACCACAATTACTCCTACATCCACAGGCCAAACTGCCTTTGTAGGCGCTAACGATGTGGTGTTTTCAAACGTAACAATAAGCCTAGTTCGTGGCGCTCTTTTCTATAACAATGCTCCCGTATCTGGTGGTGGTACTCCTTCTGTAGCTGTACTGGACTTTGGTTCAGATAAAGCCGCAAGTGCTGGAGACTTTACCGTTGTTATGCCTACAAATAACGCCTCTAACGCAATTATCCGCATAGCTTAAAAGGTAGCGCCTCATGTCCACTGTATATCTAGGTGGCTGGGGTCGATCCACTTGGGGCTTCGGGGCTTGGAATGAAGCAAGCGTCCTTCCGATACTAAGTGGTTCTGTTGGCTCAGTAACTACTGTAGTTCGTATAAACGTATTGGGCGTTAGCGGAACTGGACAAGTAAATGCAGCAACGACAACAGGATTTGCAACAGCGCCTGTTTCGGGCGTTAGTGGTACTTCTGAATTAAACACAGTAGTAATAGACTCAGACGGCAACACACCTGTGCTGGGTCTAAACTCTATAGGCTCTGTTGGTACAGTATCTATTGTATCTGAATCAGCTCTGCCGATTACAGGCGTTGTAGGCAGCACAGCCATAGGTACAGCTACCACAAGATTTGGGCGTGTTGTTGATCTCACAGGTATATCTTCTACTGGAAGTGTTGGTAGTGTAACTGTTAACGAATCTTCTTCTTTACCCGCAACAGGAGTTGCTGCAACAGGTCAGCTAGGCACTATAACGCTAATATACAGTAATGCTAATGTGAGCGGTGTATTGGCTAATGCCTTGTCTGGCTCTCCTACAGTATCTTCTGATGGCAATATACCAGCAACTGGAATATCATCAACAGCTTCTATATCATCAGTAACAACAAAGAGTGGTGTCACTCAAAATGTAACTGGGGTTTCAGCTTCATTCTCGGTAGGTTCAGTAACTGTAAATCAAGGTGCCAGCGTTTCACCATCAGGTCTTCAAGCAAATGGGTTTGTAGGTAACTCAAATGTCTGGGCAAAAATAATACCTATAGATGGATCAAGTTGGTCTGGCATATCTCCAAGTGATTCGGGTTCTTGGTCAGACATCACCCCTTCATCTTCAGTAGATTGGAAAAAGATTGCATCTTAACCTTTGGCGCGGTATTAATGGCCCAGCAAAAGGTTCAATTGAACCAAAAGTAAGTCCAAAGTTTGTTGGGAAATTATATGGCTAGTGTTTACACAAACGATTTAAGACTTGAAGAAATAGGTACTGGGGAGCAGTCTGGCTCTTGGGGAACTACCACAAACAGAAATTTAGACCTTATAGCTGAAGCTTTTAGTTTTGGTACAGAAGCTATAACAACAAACGATGACAGCCACACAACAAATCTAGTTGATGGTCAAACATCTCAAGGTAGGTCAATATTTTTAAAATACACTGGTGCTTTGGATTCTAATTGTACAGTAACATTGGGTCCAAACAGTGTAGCAAGATGTGGTTTATTCAAAACGCCACAACAGACAGTGGGTCATCAGGCCCTTATAGCCTTATTATAAATCAAGGCACGACAGCCGGAAGTGGTTCAAAAATTACCATACCGAATGGACAAGTTAAATGTGTTCACACTGATGGAATTGGTGACAATTCTTCTGTTATTGATGCATTTACAGGTTTAAGCGTTCCAAGCATGTTTATAGCGGGTGCCGCCCCAGCAAGCATTGGTGATGTTTTGGCATTAAGCATAGCGTTAGGATAGAATATGGCTAATACCTTTAAGAGTTACTTGGCAAGCGCCACAGGTACTGGAGAGGTAGCTGTTCGCACAGTTGCTTCTGGAACTCAAACTGTTGCAGTGGGTATTAACCTTGCAAACATTCTAACCACACAAATTACGGCGAGTGCTTACATCACTAGAGATGTGTCTGGAACACCAACAAATTTCTATATAGTAAAAGATGCCCCGATACCTGCACAGGGCGCTCTGTCTGTTTTAGACGGCAAGATTATTTTAGAAGCTGCGGATGTGGTTAAGGTTATATGTAATACGGCAAGTGGCCTAGACACTATGCTATCGGTACTGGAGATTACCTAATGGCTGGATATATTGGCTCTAAATCTTCAGGAATTATTTCAGGCATTGATGCGTCCATCGCTGAGTTAAACCTTAATGATAAGGCTTCAGCCAACGGCACTACAGAGGCCAACAAGGTTCTTACGGCAGATGCCAATAAAGATGTTACCGCGATCCGCAACTTGACAGCTACAGGTGATGTGACGGCTGGCGGTGCTGTAGCTGTTACGGGCAATGTGACGGCTGGTGGTTCTGTAACTGCTACAGGAACTGTTACACGCGCTCTGACGCGAGGTTCTATTGATGTTGGTAATAGCTCTGGTGTGTCATCTGCTTTAGCAAAAGGTGCTGCAGGAACAGTTCTTACTAGCGATGGAACAGACTTGTCATTTGTGGCAGCAAGCGGAGGCGGTGAGCAAGAGTTTACGGCAACAGGCGCGATTACAGCGGGTCATCCCGTAGGCTTGAACTCAGACGGAACGATTAGTTCTCTGATTTCGCCTTTTGGCCCTTCGGGGTCTCAAAGCCCTTCGTTTGTAACAGAATATAATAACATAGACTATAACTCATCGAATAATACAATTACTGGACTAACTTCTACCGCTAGTGGCGGCAGTGGTGGATATAAGTTGCAGGTCGCATCTATTGATGCAAGTTTAAACTTTACGTTTGGCACTGCGGTTCAAGTTCCCGGATCAGACAGGGGCGTTTATACGGCGAAAACTCAAACTGCAAGAGATTTGAGTACAGGTAAATATTTGTGTATCTTTGAAGAAACAAATCCCGGTGTTAATCTGAGGGCCGCTGTTGCTACCGTCAGCGGTACAAGTGTAAGTTTTGGAAGCGAACAACAATTAGGTTCTTCAAGCGAGGGCAACAATTACGAACTAGTCTACAGCGGCACAGCAAACAAATTTATATCGTTTTATATATCTAGCAGTAACTACATTTATGCTCGTATTTATACTGTCTCTGGGAACAGTGTTAGCGTATCCAGTGCAATTACTGTCGTAAGCTCTAGCATAAATAGGTTTGACGTAAGGCTTGACCCTAGCACCAGCAAAATTATTTTGGCGTATTCCGACGGTTCTGATGGCTTGAAACTAAAGAGTAAGGTTTGCTATCTTAATGGTTCTACAGTTTCATCAGGTTCTGTAGTTACAGTAGATTCAGCGGCTCTTAAAGCTGACCAAGAAATATATTTAACTCAGGACACTAACGTAAATAAAATTGTAGTTTCTTATGAGCATAACAGCCCACAATTAAATTACATTGCTATTGGTACGGTCAGTGCTGGCGACAACACTGTGTCCTACGGTACACCTAAAAAGGGAGCCGATGGTGCAAGCACAACAGCAGTTCCATTTTTTATATCAACTAACAACACAATAGGTCTGAGTATAAATAGTAACTTATATCCTATTAAAATAAACGGAACGTCTTTTGACTACGGAGATACAATTACAGCTTTTGGTGGAGTTTTAGTGTATGTCTCTGGTCGGAATGGCTTTTATAGTGGCGGTACGGCCCCAAAAATAAAAAAACCAGTCTTTCCTAAATACGTTGGTTTAGCTGCCGAAAGTATCTCTGACGGTGCGGCTGGAAAAGTGACAATTATTGGTGGAATTAATACCCAGCAGTCTGGTTTAGTCGCTGGTCTGCCGTATGGTATGCCTTTTCTATCAGAAAATTCAACGACACTTACCCTAACCAACAGTACAGTTAACAAGGTTGGAAATGCCATGTCTTCTACAAGCATCTATGTCCAAACAGGTGAAGTATAATGAAAACTCTCGTAAAGGGCGGCGTATCAATTTACATTTTTGAAGACGCTGAAGTTGTAAACATTGGCAGTGACAGCATTGCCGTTGGAGACCCTTTAACACTAACAATCGCTGATTGCAGTAGTTCAGACACTGTAATGCACACAAGCGTTACACCACCTGATAATTGGGATGGGTGTAAATATTTATTTGACGGCACAACTTGGTCTGCAAATCCTAACTATGTGGCACCCCCCGCAGAAGAAGAAAAATCGGAGTAAAACATGGCAGGTTATATAGGCACAGCAGCGGTCCCACAGGCCACGCAGAAACGTCAGGCTTTTACTGCTACGGCAGGGCAGGATACTTTCGCTACAAGCGGCTACTCAGTGGGCTTCGTTGACGTATATATGAACGGCGTAAAATTAGCTGCTGCCGATTACACCGCGACCAACGGCTCTGATGTGCAGATAGGCACTCCTGCGCTTGTCAACGACATTATAGAGATTGTAGCGTTTACATCGTTTGTAGCTAGTGATGGGTTAGCCGCTGCAAACAATCTGTCAGACTTAGAGAACGCATCTACAGCAAGAACAAACCTCGGTGTAACTTTACCAAACCTTGGAGTTACCAGCACGGCGGCTGAGTTAAACAATCTAGCTGCAGTGCCTCGCGGTTCTATTATTTACGGTAACAGCAGTGCAGCCACAGCAAGACTAAGCAAAGGCGCAACAGGTACAGTACTGACCGCTGGTGCTGATGACATTAGTTGGGTAGAGGCAAGCAGTGGTGGCGAACAGACATTCACTGCAAGTGGCGCGATTACTGCGGGTGACCTTGTTTCGTTGAATACAAACGGAACAATAAGCAAAAGCAAATCCCTGCTAGGCGTTCCTGCAACCTTTTCCAGTTCAGAAATTAGGCCATCGTGTGATTCTGCGTACGACAGTGATACGGACAGAGTTATTGTCGCTTGGGTGGATGAAACTTCAAACGTAGGTAAAATTGCAATCGGGACTGTGTCTGATGTTGATAATTCAGTTACCTATGGCACTGCGCTAGATTTTGACACAGGTTTTCTTGGGAGTACGCAGAATTGGATTAAAGTTGTTTATGACCCCTCTACCCAACGCGGTTTAATAATTTATCTGAACGGCAACTACAACATTGTCGCTAGAACAATTACTGTGACGGGCGGCTCAACTAATACCGCCGCTGTTGGTGCTACCGCACAGTTAGAAGCTGGAACCTCCGCTAGCAGGGAAGCGTACAGAATTGGTACTGCTGTTGATATGATGTTTTGCCCAACCATTAACAAAATAGTCGTGATTTTTGCCAATACCACAGGTGTTGGTAAAGCGCGTATCATAATTCCAAACGCAGGTACAAATACGGTAACTTTTGGGGACGAGGTCACAGTTTCTAGTGACGTTGAGTTTAACTTTGTCTCAATGGACTATGACGTTGCTAATAATATCGTTGGGTTTTCCTACGAAAGTGATTCGAGCGATGGGTATTTTAACTGTCTAACACCTAATGCGGATAACACAGTCACCGTTGGCTCAGAAATAGAACCTAGACCAGGAGCTATTACCTTTACGCAATGTATATACGACCCCATAGCCGATAACTTTGTCGCAATGCTTTTAAATAGTAACACTCTGAATTTTGAATTTATTCATGTAGACTCTAGCAGAGTAATGACTGTATTAAATTCTATTGATTTTAGACAAGATTATCAACCACCATACGGCGTATTTAGTTCTATATACGATTCAAGTACATCAAGTGTTTACAATTTTGCTGAAAATGGATTAATTTTTTTAAGCAAGTTTGGTAGTCCTAGTGTCGTTGGTTTCAATACCGTATCATCTCCAGTGCAATGGTCTGGTCATGACAGCGTGACACTAGGCGAATCGAATTGCAACCCCACGCTCCTTTCAAACGGCAGAGTATTTCTTGCAGTTAAGGACACATTAACAGATTCTGGTAAATCGATTGTTGTAGGTGATTTAATGGCTTCGCCTGTCGGCCTTGCAGCGGAGTCCATTAGCGATACTGCTTCGGGAAAAGTCACTGTCGCTGGCGGGATTAACACTCATCAATCTGGTTTAACAAGCGGTTCATCTTATTTGGCCTCTTTGCAAGGAACAGCGGAACTTGTGACTTATCAAGAAGGCGTCTTGTTTGCTGGTCCCAGCAGATCACTACCTGTTCAAGCAATCGCACAATCTGCGACAACCGTGTATGTCACTGGGTTTACTCCTTTAATTTCAACTTACTTCAGGAAGTAGCAATCATGACCAAAGCTAGAGACCTTGCGGGATTCGCGTCATCCTCTGTAACAACCACAGCTTCTGATGGCTTGGTTCTCAAGGGTGATGGTACTACTACAGACGTTATTATAAAGAACGGTGCTAACGCTACGGTGGCTACGGTGGCTGACGGTACTACTACTTTGGCTGCAACTGCTAACCTAACGGCTGGCGGTAGTATAACAGCCACAGGAGCGTCAGTAGGCGCGTTGGCTAGAGGTTCTATACAAGTAGGCAACTCGTCAGGTGTGGCTGCAGCGTTGGCTAAAGGTGCTGCGGGAACAGTTTTAACATCTGATGGCACAGACTTGTCATATACTACGGTAGGTTCAAGCGATGTAGTTTGGCCTTCTAGTTTTGCCTCTCCAACTAATACATACACAAGCAGCGGCACATGGAGCAAGGGCAGCTTAGCTGATGATGACTATGTTTGGATTTACCTTGTAGGTGGTGGTGGAGGTGGTTCTTATGATAGTAGTAATTTTATAACATCAGGCACCCCCGGTGCTGCTTTGTTGCTTTACGGTAAGGCTAGTTTGTTTAATGGTGGCGCGTATGTAATTGGCACGGGAAACCCTAAACAAACTACGGCTGCAACTCCAACTACCTTTACATTGTCATCTGCAAACAATTCTACTTTATTTACCACGGGGGTAAATGGTGGCGTCGCAGAAGGACAAAGCGGTGCAGGTGTATTAAAAATAGTTGAGGCTAAAACATCACCTATAACCCTAGTTGATGTTGTTGTTTCTGCAACTCAGTCACCAACTTCAATTTTCACCTTACCCGGATCATATCCAACTATTCCTAATGCTTATGGTGCCCTTTATTCTTGGAACTCTGGCTCTGCTGGCGCATATCCGGGTGCAGGATATAACTCTGTTTTTGGCGGCGGCACTGGCGGTGGTAGGAATGCTGCCGCAGCGGTAACAGGAGGTACAGCTAGTCTTTATGCGGCGAATGGTTCAAATTTGAGTTCCGGTGGAACTGCCGCAGTTCCCGGCGCTAGCGGGTGTGGTGGCTTATCAGAAAGCGAGGCACAGGTTGGCGGCGCAGGGAATATGAGGGTATATCATGTCTAAAATTTGGTACAACATAACTACAGGTAACGGCGCAGTGTTTGATGATGCAGAAGACATGTCAAACTGGCCTGATTTTCAAGCTGACTCAGTAGCTGCAAGCGAAACCCAAGTCAGAGCGCAACGTGACGCACTACTAGCTGCTTCTGATTACATGGCTTTGGCTGACAGGATTACAGACGATTGGCGCACCTACAGACAATCGCTGCGTGATGTGCCAGCGCAATCTGGGTTTCCTACAAACGTAACATGGCCTTTTGAGCCTAGCTAGTTTGGTTCAATTGAACCTTTTGAGGTCCCAATCAATCCTAGTAGTCATATGCAAGGATATATAGTAATATACCTCAAGTAACTTTCATTAGGGGTGTTCTATGGCGTTGAGTAAACTTCAGTTCAGATCAGGAGTGAATAAGGAAACAACGTCTTATAGCAATGAGGGCGGTTGGTTTGACGTTGATAAGGTTAGGTTCAGGTCTGGATTTCCAGAAAAGATTGGAGGCTGGACTAAACAATCTGAAAATTCATTTTTAGGAACATGCAGGTCGCTTCACCCTTGGGTGGCCTTAGATGGTTCTAGGTTTGTGGGTGTTGGAACAAATAGAAAGTATTACATAGAAAGTGGAGCTGCTTTTTATGACATAACACCCATAAAGAAGACCGTAAATTTAACAAACCCATTCACTGCTAGAAATGCAAACTTACACAATACACAGGTATCAGCTACAGATACTGTAATAAGACTTGTAAATAATACTGCCGCTTCAGCCTTTGCCCCTTCAGGAATTATAAAAATAGGTTCTGAGATAATAACCTATACTGGCACATCTGGAGATACCCTTACTGGATGTGCTAGGGGTCAAGAAGGCACAACGGCAGCAGTTCATGCTGGAAGCTCAAATGTCTCAAGCTCAACTATAAAAGTTTCAGATACAGATCATGAAGCTTCCGTTGGTGATTTCGTTATATTTTCTGGTGCCACATCACTTGGTGGTAATATTAATGCATCAGTATTAAACCAAGAATATGAAGTGTCATCTATAATTGATGGAAACACCTATCAGATACAGGCAAGAACCGTATCAACCATACAATCTATTACTGTTTCAACAGGTTTAAATCCAACTTATTTATTCTCATCAACATCAGATACATCAAGTGGTGGAGCTGTAACTTTAAAGTATTTAATTTCAGCGGGTCTTGATACGTCAATATTTGGCACAGGATGGGGAGCTGGCACATTTGGTCGTGGTTCTTGGAACTCATCTGCCAGTATTAGCGCACCTGGTTCAGCTTTAGGCTTTTGGTCTCATGATAACTTTGGTCAAAACTTACTTATAAATTCACATAACGGAAATATATACTATTGGCAGTTTGCCAATGGCCTTGAATCAAGGGCTACAGCTTTGTCTGATTTAGCTGGTGCTGATGGTTTGGCCCCTACCGTATCAAAGCAGGTAATGGTTTCTGACAAAGACAGGCATACAATAGTTTTTGGCTGTGATCCTGAAACTGATATAGGTGTACAAGACCCTATGTTAATCAGATTTAGTTCACAGGAAAGCCTAACCACTTGGGGTGCATCAAGTACAAATACTGCTGGTGATTTAAGGTTAGGTTCTGGTTCAGAAATTGTATGTGCCGTTGAGACAAAGCAGCAGATAATCGTATTTACTGATACATCTGTTTACGCAATGCAGTTCCTTGGGCCACCGTTTACATTTGGTATAAACATGATATCCGACAACACT